CCCTGCCTCCGGTGGTATGTCTACCATCAGGTTTGAGCGTAAAGGTGATATGCTCGGATACGTCTATGTTGCGAGCAGAGCAAACGCAACAGCGAACTTGAAAGACTATGTCAGCAAAGTTGAACTTTTAATCGGTGGACAAGTCATCGACACGCAAGAATCTGAATTTATGACTGATCTTGCACCAGTTGTGATGAACCAAACGAACTCTAAACAAGACTATAACGCGACTACAGATTATTATGTCCCACTCAGATTTTCGTTTTGTGAAAACGCCCAATCCGCGCTCCCATTGATCGCGCTTCAATACCACGATGTTGAATTGAGAATTACGTGGGGTGCATTGACCGTAACAGATATGGAAGTGTACGCACAATTCATCCATCTCGACACTGAAGAACGAACGTCTATGTCGTCTACACCACAAAATATGATCATCACACAAACCCAAAAAGCTATTGCTTCCAAATCGAGTACACAAGAACTCAGCTTCAACCACCCAATGAAGTATTTGGTCGTCAAAAACAGCGGCCCGGGTGCTCTCACGACTGCTAAGATGAAATTACAAATTAACGGTACGGACGTTTCCGATGCCAAGTCTGTCAGACCACACTTTACGTACACACCAGTTTACTACCATACACAAAACGCCACGGCGAGTAACGATGTTATATTGGTTCCATTCTGTCTCGATACGTCCAAGCTCCAACCAACTGGGTCGCTCAACTTCAGTAGACTCGATTCTGCGAGACTCGTTGTTGAAGGTGATACGTTCGAAGACAACGTCTATGGTGTCAACTACAACATTCTCCGTATCGAAAATGGTATGGGTGGTTTGATGTATTCCAATTAAATTAATTTAAATAGCCTGTTATTATAAATGTTCTGGCAATTAGTTTTTCTTACAGCTTTCATTTTTATCATTACATATGATCCTAAATCCGGAACTTTGAATCATCTCGTCAACTCTAAGACACAAGAACCCGAAAAAAACGCGGAGTGTAAAGAGGGACATTACCAGGAGATTCAATTTGCTCAAATGGGATACGACTGCCCAAAGGAAAACGGTGTGCACATGGGCGCGATTATACGAACTTAAAAACTTGATTATATAATTTAATACATTATGTTTACATTTGATCGAGATACTGCTATGATAGTCGCTATTGTTATGTGTATAGCTGCTTCAGCTTACATGTACAGAGAACTCAAAAATACGAAAGAAGAAATGGAAGGTGTTAAGGGTATGAATGGAAAAATGTCTTCATTTTTATCCAGGATCAGGCCAATACAAATTCCACAAACAAGTTCGTTAAACGAACCAGTTACGCCAAAAAATGTCACTTTTAAGACAGAAAACGAAACCCAAGTGGAAGACGAATCTGAAGAAAATCAAGAAAGTGAAGAAGATTCTTCAGAATAATCATCTCTCTCAATTATAACTTGCAAATGCGCAATGAAGAAATACAAAGCAATTGCAGTACCCGTAACGTTTACTGGTTCTAAACCAAAGTTCCTCACTGTCCGAGACCGACGATTCAAAGATTGGATTTTCGTTACCGGAGGGTGTAGAAGAAAAGAAATACCCAATCCGATAAGATGTGCCCTACGAGAATTGGAAGAAGAAACCAGAGGAGTTGTAAATCTCAAGAAAGGTGAATATACCGAATTCAAGTTTGTGGTAAAAGAAAGTCCGGGTGTAGACTTAGAATATAACGTGTTCATATTTTTCGTAAATTATACACAACAGGAACAAATAGATCTCGTTAAGAAATTTAACGATGAAAAACAAAAAACAAATTTAAAAAAAATACAAAAATTACCCATTAAAAGAACATTCGATGAAAATGATTATATGAATTTTGAAACGTTATCTGAATTTAACACGAAAAAACAATGGGATAGAATCGTTAAAAATATACTTCAAAACCCAGAATTTTATGCCTGTGTGACTTCACTCAATAGAAAAACCTTCTCTATTAAATAATGAAGTCCAAGTCTTATATATTATCACAAATAAAGGATTTGTTAATTGAACGACATGGGTATACAGAAACTAAAGCGGAAAGGTATATAGAGGTCCATGCTAGCGATAAAGTTTATGAACTTTTAGTACTTAAAAAATCTTTATCGGAACAGGAACAGTACCCAGAAATATCGTTTAGAAAAACAATATGGAGGCATCACTATGATAGTGATGAATGAATATAAAAAATAAAAACTAGTAATTGGTAAGTATACATCACATGTTTAAACAGTGGTGTAAAGAACAAGGGTTCTTAAACAACTCCAATGTATCACATGTGCTTATGGATGGTGGTGTCCTATCAGTGCCATTTGATAGATTGAATGACTTTTATGAAAAATGTGTAGAAGCTTATACTTTACGAGAGAAAATTTTTGTTGTTGAACAGAAAACAGAAAATTATAATTTTTTTGTAGATCTCGATTATAAAGATGTAAATGAATTAACCGTCACCCAAATAGAAAGTATATGTAAAATTATTTGTGATAAAGTTAATAAGTTTGAAGGTGCAGGTAATGCCTTAATATCTATAGCAGAACCAAAACAGGTTTCTGGTAAATTGATAAAAACAGGTGTGCATATAAACTGGGAAGGTTTCACGGTAAATAGATCTTCAGCAATAGCTATAAGAGAACATGTTATAGATACTCTAAAATTGGTATACGGTTCAGTGAACTGGGAAGATGTTGTCGATTCAGCTGTATATGGTAGTTCCGATAGAAAAACACAGGGGAGTGGTTTCCGGATGCCCTTTTCACATAAACGTGCTAAACATGAAGAATGTTCTGGTAAAGGTTGTAAAGAATGTAATAAAACAGGTAAAGTTAGTCAGGGTGAATACTTACCATGTTTCGTTTACAAAGGTGGTAAAAAGGGACCTTTCACTTTACTTGAACCTATATTACCACACCCAGATGTTAAACTCCTATACAGTGCAACTATACGTAGTCAAAGTAAAGAACCAAATATTATAGAAGGTAAAACGTGTTTTCAGGGTAAAGAATCATCTTTTACGCATGCGGAAATAAAAAACGAATTCAAAGATCAGGAAGTTATATGTCTTTTACAAAACTTTGTCAATAAACATCTCGAAGGACAGACAACTGCACGTATTACCAAAATGTTTGAATCTAATGGTAACTTCTTGGTTTCAACAAATTCTTTCTATTGCGAAAATAAAAAATGTAACCATAATTCTAATCATGTATGGTTTCATATAATAGGAGACACAATTACACAAAAGTGTTTTTCTACTACCGAAATAATGAGACATTTTGGGTTTTGTAAAAATTTTACAGGTAAAAGACATAAATTACCATCTAAAATTACAGACCAATTATATAAGGATGGAATTGTTAAAAAGTGTGTGAACCCGTCTAAACAAGATTTTTTTGGTAAAAATTTTGAAAAAATAGAAAAATTGGATTATAATTCAGATACAATGGGAATATTCTCTAATTTCATTAACAAATATATGATTAAAACTGGGTATATACAGGTGTCCAGGATAAATATAAATAAACCAAAGACTAAGAAAAATAAGTTTAACGAGTATTATGTTCACACTACTTATACGTGTACAATTTGTAACACGGATAATATTATTTTTAATATCGTGAACAAGAAAATAAAACAAGTATGTAAATGTACAAACCGCGAACATATTCTCCCGGAAAAAATAGTAACTAAATTATAGAACACAATGATATCTGTTATTGTTTTAGTAGTTGTAATATACTTCGCATCTTCTCTAATAACCGCGAAACAAAACAACGTAGTAGAAATTAATAAACTTATACGAAAATCTTATAAATATTCAGGACTAAACCCATCTATACATAACGAATTTATAGAAAATATCAAAATGGCTCTAGAATATAAAACAAATATAATTCTATCTAAAAAACTCATGAATAGATCGCTTATAAATCTCGATGAAATTGCGCTCAGCTCAGTTTCAGGAGATACGAATATTTTAGAAGATATAGACACTGTTATTAGTGATTTAAAAACGAATTTTAACGAGTTATATTCGAATTTACAGGCAGAAAGTGAGTAAAATACTTAAAGGAAATGTGTATATATTAATTATATAATGGTCTTAACTGTAAAAACACGTTCAGGGAGACTTTCAAAAAGACCAGAGCGTTTGGAATTGTTTGAAGATGTAGAAGATGATTATAAACAGGATGAATATGATACAGATGAAGATTTGTTAATTTCAGACGATGAAGATATTTGCAGTGACGATGATATTGAAGAATCCGAAAGTGACGAAGATGCTGATGAAAATGGGAATTTAAAAGGGTTTGTTGTAGATGATACGGATGAAGACGAAGATTACTCTGAAGAAGAAGAAGAAGAAGAAATAAGTGAGTAATAACGAGCTTAAAAAAATAGATACTTTTTTTATATATGGAAGCTGAAGTT